TGATCGGTATCATATGTGATGTCGTTTCCAAGCTGGTCGTATGCAAAACCTGCATCCACCTTAGACCCAAACAGCGCGCTCGGGTCTGCACTTGTAAACTCTTCAGGATGCTCCTCTTGAGCGTCCCTGAACTCCTTATCCATCTCTTTAATAAGAAGCATGTAGTGTTTAAATCTCTGATCAAGTGAAAACTGCTTAACCTTGAATTTACGGGCTGTCTCAGTGGCAAGATAAAAAAACAAATGACGCTTGGCTCTCATTTTAACCCAATGCACCCGAAAATCGGTTGCAAACGTCGCAAACCCAGTTTCTCTCTTGGCATCATTCAAAGCGTTATTATAATCGTCTTCCTCCAAATAGGTTGATAACGATTTAACCTCTTGCTTTATAAGGGTTTTTATTTGAGAGTCGGTCGTTGTCATTTTTTATCGCCTTCTTCGTCTACTCGTGGTTAAAATTGGAGAATCGCCCTTGGGGGCCTCTGATGTCTCCTTTGCCGGCTCTACAATTGGCGGAGCCGGCGGCTTCTTTTCCGCATCAATCTTAACTGTGTCTGTCGAAACTTCATCCTCGACAACTTCGATAGCCATTTCGACAAATTCTTCCGGATCCGCTTCAAGAATCTCCAAAGTTTTGGGGATCCTGTCCGCTCTTAATTCCTCAATTATGGTCGAGGGGAACGGCTTGACATTTTTATCAAAGACCGTCCCCTTCAACCACACTGTTTGTTTCCCTTCTTCCGTACCTTTCAACGAAACAAGTAACTTAACCTTTTTAATGCTTTCGATATCCATCGATTGTTCCTCCTTTTATGGCGTATAGGGTTCCAACTCAACAACAATAACCGGATTAAGAATCTCAGTCGTCGGACTGGCTGTTCTTACAACTGTCAACGAAGCCGAGAGAACATCTCCTGGATTATAGCTGTTAGCATCAGTATCCATTACTGCCTGGGCAATTCCAGTGTCACCCGTCACAATGGTTGTTTTTTGCTGACTCGCTTCACCACTTACATGAGCAATCGAAGGTTTTGTGGTCAAGCAACTCACGCTATTAATAAGCACTTCCCCTGTTACTTGAAGAGGATTGGTGTCATCTTTCCCACTCTTCTCAACGCTGAGAAAGACATTCGCAACCTTGCCCGCAGTCTTAGGCGACCCAATTGGAGAATTTCCCGCATCTGCGGTAATCTCCCCTGAAAAATTCACACCAAAAGACTGGGATAAAGCAAACTCAACTTGCTTGCTAAAAGCCGGACTGGGAAATGGCAACATTGATCTCATTTAAGCCACCTCCTTTAGGTTACGGTTAAGTTGTAAATACAATCTTCGTTGTAAAGTACCGGAAGACCTCGGTTTTCGCACATCACGAAAACGCCAGCAGGATCTCGCTTGGGCCAACTATCAATCTGTTTGCCCCATTGTCTCTTCTGGCCGCTTATTGCGTAGGGCACCGTGGCCATTTCTGCAATCTTCGTTCCTTCAAGTTGTGAAGCAAACATCAGGAACTGAGTACTCGGCAGGAATTTCTTGGTCATAGCGACCACATCTTCCTCGGCCTTAAAGGATGCCGTTGGGGCAGTTGAAACGGTAAGGGTTCCGGCTTGTTCATTAACAGCCGAAATCGTTTCGTCTTCCCAGGTTCTTGCGGAAACATCATAGAATCTGAGAGTTCCGCCAACCTCGAAGTCAATAGTATCATCGACTGAAATGGTTGTGGTAGATCCACCGGTGACGACGGCAGTCAGATTCGCTCTAATCTGATACTGCTCATCGTAAAGAACCATGTTCGCTATGTTCAACAGCGAACCGATGACCTGCTTGGGCCTGGTGAACAAATCACCTTGACCGTAGTTGGATTTTGACAACAGAGTTTGAATGCCTGGATCGAAGATCAAGAGCTTCAAAATCTCGGTGGTAAACAGGGCGTAATCGATTATCGCACCATTTGAATTGGTAAGCGTCAACTGAGCATCGAAAATATCTTCAAGGATATTTCGAGCATTGCCGTCGTCCCACTTCCTGGTTGCACCAAGAGTTACAAGATTCGATGATGGAATCCCATAATCAACGGTTTGCTTGGTGCTACTATAATCGAGATAACTCATCTCGCCGGTTGTCAGCATCTTGGCAAACATCCACTCGATCCGGCGATCGGAACGATTTGACATCATCTTTGTTCCTTGTGCCAGATGTTTCTGGGCGGTACGGTACTTCAATTTATTCCCCGGTTCCCGAAGGTTATTCAAAAAACCCTCGCCCCAATACATTTTTTCCTTCCAGCAGGCAGCTTTCGCTTCATGCTTGGCTACCCCGATTGGAGCGAGTCTCGGAGCAACAGAATCCGGGGCAACAAAAGGCGTCAACCCTCTGTTACCTATCTGGCTTTCCCACTCAATTACATCCGAGTCCCACTTGTCGCCTCCAAACAACTTCGTTAGGAGCAGACTTGGGGGAGTCTTGAAGCGGTTGACCAACTTCGTTAAACGTTTTAACCTGAGATCAGGTATATCAGCTTGACTTTGTGGCATCTAACTTCACCTCCTTTACTTCAAAATCGTATACTTGCCGTCTGAGGAACTTCCCAGATCGGTAGCAACGTCAGAGTTATACCCGAGCAAGGCAGCGGTATACAAAATAGCATTGCTCAGAACTAAAGTGCCTTGGGCACCTTTTGAATTTTCACCTACTCCGGTATCGACAGAACTCAACAGAATTCCCTTCGCCAAAACAAATGGGGAAGAAGTCGTCTGCTGATGGTAAATAATCGCTCCCTTGGCTACAGTGGCCGCCGCAAAGTTGGTAGATACTGTAATCAGGGCTATATGGGAATAAGTGGTTCGATCAATGGAGACAATTGCCCCGGCATCTGTCATCGTGTTATCGGTATCAAGCGCCGCTATATGATCGCCAACAGCAAATCGATAACTATCTTCCATCATCACATAGGCGAGCTTATTTGCAGCCAGATCCTGAGTAACGTATGTGGCTCCGGGCCACGCTGCTTGAAGCCCAGCGCCTGCCCAGGTAGCACCTTCAGGCGTGTAAGGAGTGTACATACCAACTCGGTTCGTGCTTTCCGAGAGTATACCCATAACAGTTCCGCCCTTGATGACACCAAACCCTCCGGGTATCGTGATGGGCTTTGTCAACGCTTTATTCTGATCGGAATAGAATAAACGCTTGTAATCTGTCTGCCCGCCACGAACCATATAAGGGGTATCTCCGTACACCATTATATTCATCAGTTTTAACAGGTTCATATAAAATTCACCTCCTTAAAATTATTCTTCTTTGTCAGACACCTCGCCTGACAGCTTGTACAGTGCATCCGCGGCCTCATCGTCCTCTTTCTCGGCGAGTTTTTCCGGATTGTCTTCTTCATCCGTGCGGCCGGTCGTACCAAAACCAAGAACAGATGTGGTTACACCTGCATCCTCGAATTCCTTGATTTCATTATCGATGGCTTCTGCAAAAGCTTCTTTATCCAGTTTGTCGTCTTTCATAAACTTGTTATGATCGAGCAACTTTCGGATCTTGGCAAAAAGACGCTCGGGAACTTCGGAAGCGGACAGCTTGTTGGCAACCATTTGATCGGCAATAGCTTTCAACTCCCTCTCGGACCTGAGCATGTCATTCTTTTCAAGAGCAACGATGGACGTACCCTGAGCATCAATGGTCTTGGTAAGCTGGTCATTCTTACTTTCCAACTCGTCCTTTTCCAATTTGAATTTCTCGGTAAGCTCGTCGGTCACCTGGACAGTCACCTGGTCGGCAAGCTGTTTGGTGAACTCCGGATATTTCTCTTGCAGTTCTTCAACAGTTTTCGGCATTTCTTTCACCTCCTCCTTTTTAATAGTTACTGACACCGTATTTGTCGTTTCACCGAACTTATCACCTCCAATCTCTTCAAATTCTACATCTGTTGTTATATCTTTAGAGAACGCCGATGAAATTGTCTGGGAATCCCACCCAAACACACAAACCGACGCTTCCTTGAATTCACACTTCCTCCAAATGGTTGCAGGACCTTTTAACGAAAACCCGTTCACATCAGTTTTTTCACCATCGCTGATACGTTCAATCGCTGACGGCTTGGCATACATGGACGCTTGAAATGGAAAACCCTGTGAGGAATCCTTTTGGAAACGAAGGCTTTCCAAATTATCGAGGAACTTAGTCTTATTCGGATCCAGGCTAATTCCATTTTCATCCACAATAGGTTTCCCAGTGAACGCAATCCTCCGATCCGTATTATGGTTTTCAAGAACGGGGTACTTACTCATCCCAAACTTTATCCCTTCAAGATCAATAGCAAGATCGCCCCACCAAAAATGATCTTTGATAACTTTACCTGAGTAAACAGTCATTTTCAGTTTCTTCTTGCCATCCTCGCCTTCTGCAAACGCATAACAACCTTCCCCTGTCTGTACAAGCCTCAATGCTCCATTTGGAATTTGTTTCGGTGGCATCTTACTTTCCTCCTGCCGGTTTTGGTTTTGCCGCAGGTTTTGCTTTTGCCTTTGCGGCTGGTTTCTTCACTGCAG